CCCCATATACCCAAAACCCGGTCGCCTGTTATAATATATATATACATGGGACTCGAGGACACCCTTACACACAGCTTCATCTTCATCTTGCCAGACCAATAATAATAAACTAGATATGGTATATGAACTATTTTTCATCAGAAGATATGGATTGCGTTTGCTACATTGAAGAAAAAACAAACAATGTAGTTATTAAATTCTTTAATATACCAGATCATTCTTCTGCTGAGTTATTTACAATGTTTGCTATGAACAGATTAGGTTTTGATTATCACCCTCTAAATGAGAATATGCCTAGCAAATCAGTTCACTAAGTTATGGATATTAAAATACCTTATACACCTCGTAAGCATCAAGCCTACATTCACAAACAAATAGATAAACACAGATGGAATGTATTAGTTTGTCATAGAAGATTTGGCAAAACTGTGGCAGTTCTAAATCATTTGATTAGATCAGCTTTGACTTCTAAGAACAAGAACCCTAGGTATGCCTACATATCACCCACCTTCAAACAATCAAAAGCTATTGCTTGGGATTATATAAAACAGTTCACCGCCAAAATACCCCACACCAAATTTAACGAAACAGAACTGAGAGTTGATTTACCAAATGGCTCTCGTATCACCTTGCTAGGCTCAGAAAACTCAGATGGTTTAAGAGGTATATACCTTGATGGTTGTGTGATTGACGAGTATGCGAATGTAAATGAAAAACTATTTCCTGAGATTATTAGACCAGCACTATCCGACAGAAAGGGGTACTGTGTATTTATTGGAACTCCGCAAGGAATGAATAATAATTTTTATGATTTATACCAACATGCACAAGGTGCGGATGATTGGTTTCACTATAAAGCTAAAGCTAGCGATACGAAAATTGTCGACCAAGAGGAACTAGACAAAGCGAAAGAGGTAATGGGTGAGAAGAAATACCTGCAAGAGTTTGAGTGTGATTGGATCGCAAACATCGAAGGTGCTATCTATGGTGATGAGATTGCAAAGCTAGATAACAAACGACAGATTAGTAGAGTGCCTTATGATCCTAGTCTACCAGTATCAACAAGTTGGGACTTGGGAGTTTCAGACCACAGTGCAATCATATTCTTTCAACAACTAGGTAGAGCAATCAATATTATCGACTACCATGAAGAAAGAGGTCAAGGATTACCGCACTATATTCAGATGATAAAGGAAAAGGATTATATCTACAAAGATCACTTTGCGCCACACGACATCGAAGTTACAGATTTTAGTAATGGCAAGACCCGGAGAGAGGTCGCCTATCAATTAGGAATTAGGTTTAAAGTCGTGCCAAAAATTCCACTCGAAGATGGCATCCACGCAACGACAATGATCTTGCCTAGATGTTGGATTGATGTAGACCATTGCAAAAACTTAATAGATGCGTTAAGACATTACCACAGGAAGTATATTGACAAAAACAGAATGTTTAGGTCAAAGCCTGTACATGATTGGAGTTCACACGCTTGCGATGCCATGAGGTATCTAGCTGTTGGATTACAAGAAATAAATGATAGACAAATTGCTCCACAAAGTGTAGCAGATAATGAATACAGGATTTTATAATTATGGGATCAATATTTAAACCACCAACACCGCCAGCTCCTCCACCACCACCTAAACCAGAACCAACACCACCACCTGTTGTTGAAGAGATACCAGAAGAAAAGAAAGAAGAGATTTCAAAAGAGATGGCTGCTAGAGAAAGAAAAAGAAGAGGAAGAAAATCAACTATTCTTACTGGACCATTAGGTATTCAAGAAACTGAAGAAGAAGCATTAGAAACTTTATTGGGTAAATAATATGGCATTTGGAAAATTACTAAGAGAATTAATTAAAAGACCAAAAGTAAAAAAAGTATTAAAAAAAGTTAAACAAAAAAATACTGCTAAAACTACAAACACAAAAATATTAAAAGCTAAACCTTTCAAAGTTGCTTCAAAAAGTAAATCTAAAATAATAATAGGTAGAGGTGTAAAAGTAGCTACATCTGGTGGTTTACTTTCTCAAAAAAAAACAATTAAAGATAAAAAATTATTAGGAGTATAATATGTTAGAAAAAATTAAAAAAGTATTTACAAGAAAAAAACCAGCAGTAAAAAAAACTAAAGAAGTTAAAGAAGAGGTAAAAGAAAAAATTAAAATTGAAGAACCTTTAGTTTTGAAAAAAAAAGATATTTCTGAAAAAGCTACAAAAGAAACTAAGCAAGAAACTAAATCTTCATTAACATTTGGAGTATAATTATGGGAGCAACTGGACCAAGCGGACCAAATACAGGACCAGCAGGACAAACAGGAACAACTGTTGTTGCGGGTAAAACATTACCTACCTATGGAACTAAAGAGGATGCGGAAAAAGAAAGAAAAAGAAATGAATCTAAAAAAAGATTAAAAGAAGCAGAAGAACAAAATAGATTAAATAGAGGTAGTGGAGGAGATACAGATCCAAAACCAATTATTGTTAAAGAAGATGTTGATGAGACAGAACAAGAAACTACACAAGAAGAAATAGTAGAAGATGAAGAAAAAGAATCTGAAGATAAAGAATATGATGCTAGAAGAACAAAAAGAAGAGGTAGAAGAATGACAATACTTACTTCACCAACAGGAACTGGTCAAGGTCTTGTATTGGGTAAACCAACTTTATTAGGTGCATAATGGCAAAAACAGATTTAACTAAAACTATCATGGCGAGATATGATCGCCTTAAAACTGGTAGACAAAACTGGGAAACACATTGGCAAGAAGTTGCAGATTACATGCAACCTAGAAAAGCAGATGTAACCAGAACTAGATCACGAGGTGATAAAAGAACAGAACTTATTTTTGATTCCTCTCCAATACAAGCTGTAGAATTGTTAGCTTCATCTTTACATGGAATGATGACTAACCCTTCTACTCCTTGGTTTTCATTAAGATATAAAGATCAAGGATTAGATTCAGATGATGAAGCTAAACTTTGGTTAGAAGGTGTAACAGATACTATGTACACTGCTTTCAATAGATCAAACTTTCAACAAGAAATATTTGAATTGTACCATGATCTAATTACATTTGGAACTGCTGCAATGTTTATTGAAGAAGATCAAGATGATCTTTTAAAATTTTCTACAAGACACATCAATGAAATCTACATTACTGAAAATGATAAAGGTAGAATAGACACAGTATACAGAAGATTTAAAATTACTTTAAGAGCTGCGTTTCAACAGTTTGGTGAAAAATTATCTGAAGAAGCAAGAAACAAAGTTGAGAAAGATCCATTCGATGAAATAGATATTTTACATGCAGTATATCCAAGACAAGACTTTGACCCTACAAAAAAAGATAAAAAGAATATGGAGTTTGAATCTACTTATGTAGAATATAAAAATGGTAATGAACTATCAGTAGGTGGCTTTATGGAGTTTCCTTTTGTAGTACCAAGATATTTAAAAGCATCGCATGAGATATATGGTAGATCACCTGCAATGACAGCTCTACCAGATGTTAAAATGCTAAATGAAATGTCTAAGACAACTATCAAAGCTGCACAGAAACAAGTAGACCCACCTCTATTAGTTCCTGATGATGGTTTCTTATTACCAGTTAGAACTGT